TATTGACTAAATCATCACTTATCGTTAAATCACCTTCGCGAGTGATTTGTTTGGACTTACCGGATGCGTTATCAACCGTTTCACCTCTCGTGGTAGAATGGGTGCTAAACTTGGAGTCTATTTGCCCTCTGTTAGACACAAGATCTTGGTATAGAATTGGGCTAACTTGCGAACCTGGAAATACAGTAACTGCTTTTCTTATATCATCGGCACTGTCTAGATAAATATACTCTTTAGGATCAGTACTCATCTCCTCTACACGATCCTTGGATATATATTCACCAGCAAATCCTAATTTACCAACAGTACTATCGGATATTTCTGTAATTTGCCTGCCTCTTTTGTTTATAATTCTTTGCAACGGTATTGCCTGCTCAATAGGTGTTGTAACATCAATAGGATCCTTGCCTAGATTGATATGAGTTGCTAATATATACGGCTTACGTGGACGATCAAAAAAGTTCTTATACACCGTCTCAACGTCAAACTCGCCCATTTCATTAGGTTCCTCTGATGATATTTCTTTTCCTTCCCAATCCCAGTAGGGGGTTTTCTGCGTTTTTAAAACGACATCTCCATATTTCCAACCAACGCCCTCTATATTCTTGCCGTCTTTGTCATACCATGTAAAATGAAACTCGGTATATCTTATAATGGAGGCCATTTGAGCGGTAGTACCCTTGATATATCCCAATTCTTTAAATATCTCATCTTTTTTATCAGGAAATTTAGCAAGCACCTCACCAACAGGTTCCTCAATAAACTCTGCAATATACTGCATGTTGTCAGTAGTAAAGCCAAAATGGGGTATATTTGCATTAGGGTCTAATATTAGCTTGTCAACATCTACCAATTTAAACAGATAGTCCCCGTCATCTCCGATAGTCTTATCCCATGTTATCTTAACAGCAGATCTAAACTTAATATCTCTTTGCCTTAAAATATCCTTGACTAAACATTGCATATTACTCGACTTAAGCGTAATATTCAAAGCTTTCTCTTGTAATTTAGCGATCTCAATAGCTTTAGCATCTTTAGAGGAGGGTACGACTACGATATCGGGCAAACGGCTACCGGCTAAACTCAAGCGAGTCTCCTCATCTTGATATATCATATTATCTTTATAGTCAATCTGCCAATCCTCCAACTCCTCGTCGTCATCAGATCCACCTTTGTAATACTTCTCGTTACGTTTAGACCTACTATTGAGGCCAATCTTATCATAATAAACGTTAGCATCAGATATTTTCTTATTGACTAACCTCAAAAATTCATTATCGCTAATCGGTAAACTAATGGGTGACGTACTGTCTACAACTGCATCGTTTTGCTTTTCGTCTTGTGTGTTCATTATCCGATCCAATATTTAGTTTTACATTTTACTGGCATTACCCCTCCGTAATAGTCTTTCTTAAATATAGTCCCTTTACATTGTACCACTAATTGTCGGCCAGCGTTAGACGCCCCTTGCACTATCAGCTTAACTTTCCCATGATACTCGAAACACTTATGCCCACAAACGCAACAATAAAAAGATTTTACATCGTCACCGCTCTCATCGAGCCAAACACTAATATTGTTTTCCTCGTCTCTCCCCTTATTAAACATGCGACCTCTTTTTTATTTTTCTTTTATATTCTTTCATAAAATCACGCGATGAAAATGTACCGTCAGCCAAAGGTTTAATATAGGGAGATGGTTTGGCCGTCCTTTTTCTCATTTTAACAGAACCAGATAATAAATTCCACTTGTTTTTTACAAAAAGCAACGCACCAGAAGCGGCATCGTAAGCATGATCCTCACTGTTAGAATTGACATCTTCCACATTAACTTCGTCGTGTACCAACTCTGGCAACGTTCTGATCAAGTTACTACAATCGGGGTGCATGTACATATGAGGTTTATTGTCGGGCGAGATAGACAACGCCTCGTGCATCAAAGCTACCCTGTTTATTCTTGCCCCTTTAGCTAAAGTGTTACCAGGCACAATCCTTGTTGTGATGTTTTGTTTTCTAAAGACCTCTTGAAATATACTCGCAATAGTTCTAGCCCCATGAGGTGCGCTAAAACAGTCATGGGGCAATACTAGAAAGTCCGTATCTTCTATCTTAGCAAAAATAGATAATTCACTCGCCCACTCTTTAGGCCTCATTCCGTTTCTATATATTTCACGGTAAAAATGTAGCCTTCTTACCCCTCGTTTATTTTCGGGTGCGATAGCTAACCATTCGGCGCAGCCGGGATCGTTATACCCCCAGTCAAAACCTATTATCTTAATACAATCTTTTATGGGATAATCTAGTCTATCGTTGACGTGTATGTCTCGATTAAACTCGGTAAACACTTGTCCAATAAACACGTCCCAGCTTCCCAGTCTCCATGCTTTATACAATTGCTCGTCAGCAACTCTCAACTCCTCCAATCCAGCGACATAGTCAGGGTCGTTTTTTATCAGCGTGGGGTTGTCGTCAACTTTAGCGGGTATGAATATCCTTGTTCTGCCAGATAAGGGATCCTTAAACGGTACGTTAGGAGGCGAAGGATCTATAAATCTTTTCTTCACCCACGAATGGCCAACTCCTCCAGGGTTGGTTGTCATAAATATCTCTGGTTTTAATTCTGGTACAGTAGATCTACAAGACGATATAAGTTGCATATAACGTTTTTCACTAGGAATTTGTGTCAGCTCCTCAATCAGCATTCTTTGATACTCATGCCCTTGGTATTTAGTATAAGCAAGTTCGTCCTTTAGATGGCCAGTTCTGATAATAGCCCCACTTGGAAACCTCAAAATAGCAGGCCTATAAGCAATATTGACCCCTAATCCTGCGTACATTCTGCTAGCTCTATCCACCCAGTCTGATAAGTCATCGGCATTGCGTCTAATAACTAATGCTCGAAATTTAGGATTAAGAATATAGTCCGTTAGCCACACTATCCCAGCATCTGTTTTTCCTCCTCCTCTTGCACCACCATAAAGTATCTCAAACTCTGTCCGAGTCAGAACTTCCTCTTGGGGTCCCGGGTGTGGGGTCCATAAAACCTTTTTCTCTTTTTGTTGGTTTAACAATTATACCTACTTCCAATTTTTCACCATCCTCGCCAGTAACCTCAGAACGTTTAACGTAGCCCCGTTTTTTGCCGATTGTGGCAAGATAAAACTTCAAAGCCCATGCACTACCTAATTTGAGTTCTTTGATTAACTGCGTCTCGGCTAAGTCCAAAATACCTTCTTTTTCTGCTTGCAGTAATTTTTGTAGGTCAGGCGATTTTTTAATGAAGTTATTTACGGTGCTCCAGTCAACATCGCATTTTTGAGCAATGGTGCTGATGATTCCAGCACTATGTAAAATGGCTTTTGCGACTTTTGTTTTTGTAAGTTTTGACATAGACTCCTTCGGGATTTTCGGGATTTAATGGGTTAAAATTTCTAAATTGATTGATTTTCGAGCAAATTCTGGCAGTATTTCCACGCCGATTGAATTGAATCCATAGGCATTGGCAATAGCCAGCACAGAGCCTTGACCACAAAACGGATCAATGAAGGTGCTCCAGCTTGGCGAGCGGCCACGTTACATAGGTAGCTCTTATCAATTAGTTTGCCTTCATATTTACGATCAGATTGATAGAAAAATGCGTAACCGTCATCAGTCAGTTTACTCAATATGTACCTGACAGTTCCTATAAACCACTCCTCCCACAAGCATACATTATTGATGTTGGTTTCATCCCAGTCGGGTAAGGACGTTATTGTTCCATCGGTATTCTTTAACACACGCAGGTAATCATTAGCATCAGCACAAATCACCTGGCGTTGAAATCCGTTATGATTTTTTGAAACGATAGATTGGTTCATAATTAACCGACTCTCTCCCCTTTGGTCTATTTTTTCTTTTTAATGACTTAAACCTATTGCTGATCATCATTTTATCAAATCCGTCGTAAATAAATCCTGCCTTCTCTGCGCATCTAATACAGTATTCGCCAAGTTTAATTACTTCCTTGCCGTTTTTAATATCCGCTATGTTGATCATCATATAGGTGTTTTTCTTTAGCTTACGAAATGCTATATCGAATGACTTCTGTAAAAAGCCGTTGACCCAAGCGTCAATCTCTTGAAACTTATTACACGACTGCGTGGGTTCGTCAGAGTATATTTCTTTGTTGAAATATGGCGGAGAGGTGAACAGAAAATCGTAAAAATCGTCTTTCAGTTCTTTGTCTGATTCCTCGAAAGGCAACTCGATGACTTTAGCTCGATCTTTACAGTTTATGAAGTCGATTAATTTATTAACATTTTCGATTGCTCTGGTTGATGGATCAACACCGGTATATGAGTAGTTGTTTTTCGAGCTCATTGCGCCCGTGAGCCGACCACCAAAACCTGATGATATGTCCAGTATTTGTCCGCCCTTCGGGCAGTACCTTTCGTAAAGACTTTTAGCGGTAGAGGGTGGGTAATTAGATAGTTCCTGCAACCCTCTGCGAATATTGGCGACGTCTAGTATTTTGTGAGCGCCGTCGAAGTCGTGCGTTTTGTTCATCTTATAGTATGACTTGACGCAGTACTTAAATATTCTCTCGTTCCTCAATCCTTCAAGTATCGATTTTTTCTTGATGACGTTCAATCCGTACCGAAAGTTCATAAAGTAGTTGGCGCACTCCACTCCGATATGCGACGTGAATATAAAGAAGTTCCTGAATATTCTCTTGGTATCCAATTTCTTTAATAACAAAAAGCTACGCTTTGCTTTGTCGGGGTCGATGCGGAATTCATTCAATATTTCATCATCGGTTTTTGATAGGTGTATTTGATATGCAAAATCACACGCTTGTTCAACGTGTTCAAAGTACCCAACTTTGCCGAAGTAATTTATTCGATACATTTGTTAATAAACTCCTCTAATCCGCCCACACTCTCGATTTTCTCTTTTACTTTTTTATAGATGTCTTCAGTTATTTCGCACGAATGCTCACCGATCCTGATGAAGTAATTAACAGTCCCGAATTGATACTTTGTGTCTAGTTCGATGTTGTCTTCCATTTCCTCGATATACATTTTCTGATCAAGTAGCATTTCATCAAAGCCCCAGTCCTTGAGTTGATCGACATCGAACCTGCTCAATAGATCCCAGTTCCATTGACCCAAGTTAGCATTAGATCTGATGTTATATTCGTCAAATTCTTCGGCAGTTAGTTTTCTATTAGGTACTCGTACGTCTATTTCTTCATCGCCCCGGCCAATTAGTTGTAATATTTTTAATCTTTGATGCCCAGCTATGATAACATTATCCTGATCAATAGCAGGTATCTCAACCAACCCAAACTTCCTCAATGATTCAGTCAGATCCTCAACTTGTTTTTCTGACATGGTGCGTGGGTTGCGTTCGTAAGGAATTAGATCATTTACTTTTCTTTTTTGTGTTGACCACTTTAGGGGTTCCATGTAGTTCCTCCTTAGAGAATGTGTCTTTCACTCTATTCGGGTATTGTTTAATAAAATCAGGATTAGGCACATAATCTCTTTTGTATTTGTCGTCAACTCTCGGTTGTATAAGTTCGCCTGCATATTTTAAAGCCTTGCTGCTTACCCGTAAACTATTCCTAGTGAGCAACCCGTCAACAAAATTGCCCTCAGACACCCTCAAGCTAGAGCAATGAGGGCAACTCTCTTTGCCATGACAATATCTAACCGTAGGTGTCTCATTCCCACAATTACTGCATATCATTTAACTCCTTGATCCTATTTCTAACGGGATCGCTATCTATTTTGTAAACTTTACGTGGATTTACGGCTCCAGAGTTGTCCCTGTTTCTATCCTTAATCTTATTGGTGACTTTCTTTAGCTTATCATCTCTGAAATAAATCCCGATCGCCCCACCGATAAGCAAGATAACAACCGTATACACCCCGCCTAATACAAAGTTAATCATTTTGCAACTCCCATAAAGCAAACAAAGAATTCGCCAACAAGATAACAAACAACGCACCTAAACCAAACCGTAAGCCATTAAGGACCCCAGCGAATCCCGATAACGATACAACTACCATATAAGAATGAAATACTTTATTTCTACGCCTAGTAAGAGCCTCAATCCGTGCTATTATTTTTCTTTCCTCATCTATCTTTGCCATATATTACCTTGTGCTTACCAATCTTTGACCAAACTAGCAAAAACTTTTTCTTACATAACGGGCAAACGCATACTTGATCGCCTGGCTTCAATATCTCTATGTTAGCGTTACCACCGCAACACGGAGTTTTTACGATAACGTGTTTCATTTCTTTTTTTCAACAATCAAGGACTTCGTAGTCATAAGCATTACCGCACAACTAGAAGCGTTTTCTAAAGCACATCTCGATACTTTGACGGGATCGATAATTCCAGCAGACATCAAATCTTTAATTTTCCCGTCCATAACATCTACACCTTTGCCCGAAGCAGATTTGATAACTCTCTCTAACATTTGCCCAGGGTTGAAACCAGAATTTTCCATTAAAACTTTAAATGGCTCTTGACAAGCATTGACTATTATGTTAACGCCTAGCCTTTCGTCTTGGTTGTCTGCTTCTATATCACATTTTAAGGAGGACTCAAGTAAAG